CGTACAGAATGCAAATATCCTGCGCCATTTGCGCGGTAAACCCGCATTTGATTAAGCGCTCGTACATATTCCCGCCTCCTTGCCTCTATGATAAAAGAAATCCGGGCAAATAAACTGCCCGGATTCTGCCTTGATTCTGCAATAATGTAGTTACAGTGTACACCAATTGTGTGCAAAAACGAAAAGTAGCCGCACCCAAAAAGGGCGCGGCTACTTTTAGAAATTGAATGCATCCGCCAGTTTTTGGTATGCGCGGCGGCGCAATTTGTAAAATCCATCTACGCTGATATGTAGTTTTGCCGCCGTCTGTACGCAGGTGCGGCCAAAAATGTCCACGTCAATTACACAGGTTTCCTCGTCTTCCGGTAGCCCTACCGCACGGATTGTTTCTGTGGCGCGGAATGGTGCCATAGTGGATAGTTTTTTGCGGATTCTTTTGTGCTGATCTATCATTTCCCACGGTGTGCCGTGGAGGTGCGGATGTTTATGCACGGGCGTGAGGCCGGCGTAGCGGTGTCCTCTGCGCCCTCCAGTGGATTTATTTTATCCTTTATTTCAGCAGAAAATTCCAGCTGGCATTGCCGATGATGCCGTCAACGCCCAGACCGTGATCTGCCTGCATCCGGCGCAGGCCCGCCTCCATCTTGGGGCCGAACAGCTTGTCACCGCTCCAGATTGCATCCGGGTAATAGCCCTTGTCCTTCATCAGCAGCATGGCGGCCCGGACATCGTTGCCCTCCATGCCACGGCGCAGCATACGCAGTTCCATGTTGATCGTCTCCTCCTTCGTCGTCGGTGCGGGTGCGGGCTTGGGCTGCTCGTTCAGCAGCGCCTTGACGCTGGCCTTGAACGCCTCCCACTCCGCATTGTTCTTCCCTGCCATCTGCCGGGGGCAGGACTTCCCGGTCACGTCGTAGTGTCTCAGGACGTAGGTGTCCACGCCGGAGATGCCCAGCAGCTTGCACAGCTCCGCCGTCAGTGCCGCAGCGTTGGCCTTGGTGCGCTCGGAAACATGGTAGTTCCCGGAGCAGCACATTTCGATGGAGATACTGTTGGTGTTGCGGCAGAGGGGATGTACCGGAGCGGGAGAGCCTACCGCCCACGCCCGGTCACAGGCCGGTACGGACTGGTAGATGCTGTCCTCATCCACGAAGTAGTGTGCGCTGGCCTCCCGGTCGCCGCCCGCGAAATACTTGCAGTTAGCCTCGGCGGTGTCGCTGACGTTGCCCGTGTAGTGCAGCACCACAAAGGCCACGTCCCGCCCGCCCAGCCGGTCATAGGTCTCCTTGCTGGCCGGGATGCTGGTGTTGATGGGGATACCGCCCGCCTTGGCGATGGGATATGCGGCAGTGATGCGCTTGCCCATATCTCACTCCCCCTTGCTCAGCTGCTTGACAGCCTGATTGATGCCGGTGGCCGCCAGACCGCTGACGATGCCCACGGCAATGGCGGTGATGGGATCACCCGCCGGGAAGTCGGGGATGGGTGCCAGATAGTAGCTGACAGCCCCCAGCAGACCGCCGCAGACCCCGCATAGGATGGGGATCCACTTGTCGTTCATGCTGCTGGCCTTGCCCACCAGCCCCACGAGGTAGGTGATGACGGTGATGACCGCCACGCTTGCGATGCCAAAAGTTTCCATAATTGCTCCTTTCATTTTTTCGGCGCATCATACGCCGATGATCTGACTTGCATAGCTGCTCCAGTTGGCAGCGGCCTTCCACTCCTCCTCCAAGGCGGCGGGAACAAGAATCTTGAAGTCTGCATGGGCGTTCTGGAACACAGACGCCCCCAATGTCGGAACCGCCGTACACTCCGTGCAGTCGCAGACCTTAAGGTTGTAGCAGTTTGCGAATGCTTGATTCCCAATTGCAGTGAGTGCGGGGGGAAGGGTTATTGATGCGAGACCTGTACCCTGCTTAAATGCATAATCTCCGATTGAGGTCATTCCAGAAGGGAAGGTCGTCAATGCTATCTTTGGGCAGTACTGAAATGCGGCTGTTGGTAATGAGGTAATTCCAGAGGGTAGGGCCGTCAATGCGAGCCTTGGGCAATTGTTGAATGCATACTGTCCGATTGATGTAATTCCAGAGGGTAGGGCCGTCAATGATAGTTGGTAACAATTTAGAAACGCAAAATCTCCGATTGAAGTAATCCCAGAAGGGAGACTTGTTAGTACCATCTTTGAACAATTCCTAAATGCATACTGTCCGATTGAGGTAATCCCAGGAGGGAGACTTGTCAATGCGAGCCTTGGGCAATCCCTAAATACATAATCTCCGAGCGAGGTAATCCCAGAAGGGAGACTTGTTAGTGTGAGCATTGAACAATCAGCGAATGCATAATCTCCGAGTGAGGTAATCCCAGAAGGGAGACTTGTCAATGATAGCTTTGGGCAGCGATAAAAACCATTATCACCAATTGCAATTACATTGTCTGGCATATCTACTGATGTCAATTCCGCCAAATAAGCGAATGCATACTCTGGAACAATTGTTCCTCGAAATTTAGCAGTAAACACTCTGCCAAAACTGTCGAGGGACGTATACTCTATATAAGGGCCTGTCGGTGGTGCCTCAAGGGCGCCGGTCACGCCGCCGATCACCACATCCTTCTTGATGTTCTGGGACAGTAGGGTGTCCGGTTTTTGAATCGTCACCTTACGCATGCCTTTGCTGCTGGTGGGCAGGATGACCTGATTGCCGGAGGGCATAGACAGCTCCACCGTCCGCTCCTCGGTAGCAAGCACCTCCATCACCTGTCCCATCTCAGCATCCAGAGGGACTTCCCCGCCGAAGGTGACTGCGAAGTCATCGCCGGGCCGGAACGCTACGTCAAACGCGATCATAGCGCACCATCCCGGAGAATACGCTCCACAGGCACCGTGAATACCTGGGATGCCATGCGCTGCGCCCCCACGCCCACACGGAGCTGTATCTTTGCGTCAATGCCTCTCCCGGCAGTAAGCGACAGGGTCTCAGCTTCCGTCAGCGTGCAGGAGACAACATTCCCGTCCAGATGTACATCCGGCAATGTTTTTTCGATCTTAACCTGTCCGGCCTGCGCTACGGCCAAGGACAGCACCGTGATGCTCCCCGTATCAATAGGGAGCCGGAAGGTCAGCGTGGGCGTTGTACCTCGATACATGGGTATCCCTCCTCATACTTTAGATTTGCGATGCTCAGTGGTTGGCCGTCTGCTCCAGATCGGCCAGCCGGTGGTTGATTACCTTGATCTGCTCCTCCATCACCGGAACCCGGCGGGCGAAGTTATTGTGCTCCCGTACCTCACGGGTCAGCTCGTCCAGTTTGGTGTCGGTGACGGCCTGCTGCGTGTCCAGCTTGGCCTGCACATCACGGGTGGTCTTGTTGCTGGTGATGATTACCCCCAGCAGCGACAGGCCGCCGGTGATGAGAGCTACGACGATTGTTTCCATTCAGTAATTTCCTTTCTCCTCTGGGGCTATGTTATAAGGTGGTTCCCTCCATTTCCCACTGACCCGCAGCGAGACGATTAGGCTGTTCGCCGCCAAGCATACACCGTCAGATATGGTGGCATATTGTTATGAGCCTTCCCGCCGCCGGTCGCACCGGTCGCCGTGTTGCGGCTGATGTCAAATGCCGCCGATGCGTAGGGATAGTACCGCCCGCTGCCGCTCTGAACGCCCATATCACCCACGGTGAACGCCTTCTGGCTGTTGGTGATAAAGCCATAGTATCCTGACTCATTGGCCGGGTTGTGCCCGTGGCTGGGCATTTCCGCTGTCGTCAGGGTGTGGTTAGCCTCGCCGCCGGTGGAACCAGCTGCGAATGTATCACCCGCAGCCAACAGGAATACATCTTTTATGCGCTCCCACGTCCCGCCGCCAAAAAGATCGGCCGGGTCGGTGGCCGCAGTAGAGATATATACACTCCCCACCGGATGCGCATAATCAAGCAGCGTCATCCCTCCTACCGCCAGTGTACCGTCTATCTGTACATCCCTATCAAAATAAGCATCCAGCCCAACTTGAATTGCGTTTGCCTTGTCACAGAGACGGCCCAGCCCCACAGACAGCAGATGCTTTGCCAGATGGTAAAGGGCATACGCTGCCGGGAGGTCACGCAACGTGGAACCAATGCTTTCAAATGCATCGGTTGCCACAACCCGAACTTCGTAGCGCTTGCTTTTGTCTGCGGCAAACACGGCAGAAATATCAGCAGGATCGTAGTTTCCCGCCGCCGGTCGGCCTGCCGTAGTCCAATCTTCAGCGCCGACTTCCCTATACTGCACCGCATATGCTGCGGTGTTTTTGGCAGAAAGCGAAGTAATGGCCCCAGAGAAAGTCACCTTGCCATAAGTGCCAGCCCGGTTTGCTGTTCCATCGGCATTGCAACGGGTGGCAGAAATAGCAGTAATTGCTGGTTTGCTGTAAGCAAGGACAGTGATACTTTGTGTCTTTGTAGTCGTGCGCCCCCGGCTATCTGTGACAGCACAGGAAACAGTCAGTTCGCCAGAACCGGGCAAATAGTCCGTTGTCCCACTGGCTGATGTAGCAGCGTAGATGCCGCCCACCTTGATACTGTATGACTTGATAGTGCTGCCTTGCGCCCCAGATGCGGTGATATCTACCTTGACCTTGCTACGCAGCTGAACATATCCACCATAGGTGTTGGACACACCTGTTGGATCATCGATTGCAACAGACAAGGACGGAACCACGGTTGACGGCACGGCAAGCTTAACAGCCGTTGACCACGCCCCAACATAGGTGCTGCCGTTGTACGTCTTTACTGTGAGTGTGAGCGCCACAGTCTCTGCGTTTGGTGCTTGCTGTGCCAGAGACACAGGCGGTGCGCTCCAACTGTACGATGTGCCTACATTTTCGGCAATCAGTTGATCCTTGACGCTGCCGCAGGTGTAGTAGAGTTTGTGCGTAAAGCTGCTGCTGGCCCGCTTGATGGTGATGGTCAAGGTCTCCCCCAGCGTGGAGCCGCTCGTGGTGGCCGTGGACGCTCTCGGGATGGTGGTTAGCGTCACCGTTTCTGACAAGGACAAATGGCGTGGTGTGTAGGCGCTGTCAAAGCCACAGTCCCACTCTGCTGTCAGCGCAATACTTTTCGTGCCGTCTGCATTATGGCTGACTGTAATAGTCTTGCTGCCCAGTTTGTACCATCCGGTGGAACTGTAATTATACGGATTCCAGCGTTTTTCGCCCTGAAGTATATAATACGCTTCGCCGCTGCTCTCGTTTTGGGAATATCCGGTTCCGTCATATACCCACAAATCAAGACTTAATGTGCTTTTGTTGTCTGCGATAGACTGGCCTGTGATTGACCAATCCAGACGCAAGCGCCAGCCTTTGTTCGTGCTGCTGTAAATGGACGCCATGTTCTCAACTCCTGTCAACTTGCAATTACATCGCCGTTTTCGTCCTCCGTCCAAACCACGTTTCCGATGCAGAGGATAGATACCTTGATACGCATTGCTTCCACGCCCTCTGCGGTGATCTGCAACTCCGGTGTGTTGTTGCGGACAAACTGCAACACATCATTATCCAGCCGCAGCAGGATTTCATTGCCCGTTTCGCCAATGATTAGGCCGTCAGACGTAAACCGGAAAGCCTTTGTGATCTCGCTGTACTTGCTTTGCAGATCGCCATCCACCTTGTCAATGCGCTCGGTTACCTTAGTGATGTCAATGCTCAGCTGGTCAGTCAGCACAGACAGCTTTGTGCTGACCTCCTCTTTGTAGCTGTCAAAATCCCCGGTTTCTACATAGTTTTCCAGAGCGGACAGGATGATGGAGTTGACATTCTGCTGCAGATCGGTAATCTGCTGGTGTGTGGCCTGAATCACTTGGCTTGAAGATTCGTCCACCCGCTCAGAAATCTCCTGCCGTGTGCTTTCGATGCGTTTATCCGTTTCACGCTTGGCATCTATCTGCGCCCCCGTGTAGGTTTGCTGGGTAGCTCCCAGCGTGATTTGTGTGTTGCCGGGGTCAAGAATATCCGGGGCCAGCTCCATCAGCGGATAGGACGCGCTGTAGCCGTGCGGAGTGCTGAAAAGGGCCGTCATCCGGCCCACCCGGAAATGCTGGATGCCATCTTGCCAGCCCAAATCAACTGCCTTGCAGGTGATGGTCTCCGGCATGGACAGGCCATTGTCAGCCAGCGCCGCCTTCGCCTTGGTCTGAAGGTTGGCGGCAACAGTCACATCATCCCATTTGATGTGCCGGGTAATGCGCCCGTATGTGGCCATGCCAGACTTGCTATAAATAGTAAGCCCGGATTTAACAAGGTCATCTGTCAAATCACCATCTGGCAGCGCTTCGATGGTCAAGCCGTCCTTGCCCTCTGGCAGAATAGCGGTGTAAATGTTTGTTCCGTCCGTCTCGCTGGAAAGGTCAAGGAGATTCTCGGCAAATTCCACAGACTGCGTATTTGTGAGCGGCAACGCAGCGTAATAATCCAGATAGTTCCCGTCATCCTCATATCGGATCAGAAGATACCCGCCCAAAGCCGATTTAATCAGCTTGTCGGATATCGTGGACATTGCCGTGGCGTACTCCTTGGAGCTGCGTGTGATGTAATTGTTCGGGTCTGTTACGGTACACACTCCGGGCCTGATCTGCTGCTCTGCGGACACTTGGCTGTTGTGCTGCCCTAAAATCCAGCGGAAGAAGAAGTCAACCACATTCCCGCTTGCGGCTGCGGCCTTATAAGCAGTGTCATTCTCGAAATCTTCCGGAAAGTTGAACGGTGGGATGATGCTGTCATTCAGCGCCGCCATAATGCCCTCTGTTGCGATTTTATGTGCTCCGTAGAAGTCTTTTATATCGCTGGTTATTCTCCCCCTATATATAGGAAAAGTGCCGTCCAGCAGCTCCACAAGGCCGCTCATGCGCCGAAGATTGCTTAAATACGGATGGTCTGCGTCCACTGTGAAGGACATTTCCCCGGCCTTGCTGACCGCCAGCTTCACAGAGGGGTCACGGACGATTAGTTTTTCATCCGCAAGGCGCGGGTCATACAGGATATAGTTTTGATATTTTAGTTGGTACATTACAGGCTGGCCTCCTGATATGTAACGGTGATGCTACCGGTGCCGCTGGCCACCTTCGCCTTCAGGCTGTTGCTGCCAGCCGCAAGCCGAATGGCGGGGAAAATGTGATCTCCAGCGCTGGCATTGATGGTGTTGTTGTCCCAAAGTAATACGGTATCTTGCGCCACCGTGATTGTGGGAATAACCGGGCGGCTTTCATTCGGTAGCGTAAGCTGTTTATATGCCGTTCCCAAATCAGCCCGTGTCACAGTTGTTTTCTCTTTCTTGTATTTCCACGGATCGCAATCAACAGTAACGGGAATTGTCTGCTTTATTTTGACAAGCTCCACCTGCCCAACGGAGCACCGCCCACTGTAATAATGGGCGGTGTCCTCGGGGAAGGTCACTTTCACGCGCTTGCCGTGGACTTTGTTGCAGAAGTCAGAAAGCGTGGCAGGCCATTTCTTGCCGCTCACCGTGTCCACGCCGGTGAGTATCAGTGCAATGGTGCGGTTTTTGTAGGTCACTTCGCCGGTCAACACTTCGGAAGCGTCCAGCAGGCCATCCCGGCCCGGAACATCAATCATATTCGTGCGGACTTCCGGCAGAGAAATGGACTTGCTTGCAAGCAACAGGCCGTATTCTGCGTAAGTGTCTTTTCCGTCAAAAAATACTTTTCCTATCATACAGCCCTTGCCCTCCTCGCATTGATTTTGGCCAGTTCTTCATCCATGCCTGGGGCAAGCAAACCGACAACCTGGCCACTGTCCATGATGACTTTCATATTTGCCAGCATAGGCAAATACTGTTCCAGCAGCATTACAATTTTTCCGGAATCGCCGCCCCAGCTTGTGCTTGCTGCTCCGTAAGAACCACTTGTATAGTGCCTGCTGATGTTCGCATCTGCGGTAATTGTGCCAGCGTCAAAGTCCATGCTGTTTTCAATGTCCTTTTTTACGGACTTGAATTGATCGTCAAAGCCTTCGCCTAAGCCTTCAGCCATAAAGCCGCCAATACCGGCGAACACTTTAGACGGGGAGTGGATGCCCAAGAAATCCTTAACTCCACCTACAATTCCACCGAAAAAGTCTTTTACTTTTCCAGAAACCCACGAACCCATGCTTTTGATGCCGTTCCAAAGTCCTTCGACTATGTTCTTGCCGACATCGAAAATTGCAGGGATGCCGCTGATAATCCCCTTCACGATAGACGAAATGATTTGTGGAATTTTTGATACCAAATTCGGTATGGCACGAATCAGTCCATTAGCAAGTGCAGCAATCAGCCTGATTCCACCATCAATCAGTTTCGGCAGGTTGTCAATCAGCTTATCGACTATGACATCAACCATTTCCAGCACACAGTCAATCAGCATATCGATGTTGTCAAGGATGCCGCTTACAAGCGCAATGATTAAATCCATGCCAGCAGCAACAATGCTTGGCAGGTTTTCAAGCAAAATCTGGACTGCCATCGGAATGATTGTTTGGGACGCTTCTGTTATGAGTTGCGTAAGCCCTTGGATGATGATATTTATGCGCGGAATGATATTTTCGCCAACGGTAACAAGACTATCAACGAACTGCTCTATAAGTGTCTTGAAATCGGCGTTATCGTCAGCAATGCCGGTAAGCAGGTTGCTCCATGCGGCCTTCATGGATGAAACAGAGCCTTGGATGGTGGTGCTTGCTTCATCTGCCGTTGTTCCGTATATGCCCATTTCAACTTGAACATCATGGATTGCGCTGACAATATCCGCATAGCTTTCAATGCTGTAATTTGTGTATTTACCTTGGGCAGCGTTTAGAGCGTTTGCATCGTCAATAAGGCGCTGCATTTCTTCTTTTGTTCCACCATAGCCAAGCTTCAGGTTATCAAGCATGGTATAGTTCTGCTTGGCAAACCCCTGATAGGCGTTCTGGATAGATGCCATATCCGTGCCCATTTTATTTGCATTGTCAGACATATCCGTGATTGCAACATTTGCCATGTCTGCCGCCGCTTCTGTATCACCGCCAAGCGATTGCAGCAAGGACGCAGAGAAACTTGTAACTGTGTCCATATATTCGTTAGCGGATAGGCCGGCAGTCTTATATGCATTTGCTGCATATTCTTGAACTTTTGCAGAGCTATCCTTGAATAGCGTATCAACGCCACCGACCAATTGTTCATACTCAGCATAGTTGTTAAGCGCGTTTTTTGTAAGCACGGCAATGCCGGTAGCAGCCGCACTGACAGCTGCGGCGCCGACTTTAGCCGCCGTGGCAAGCCCATTTTTGAATTTTCCTGATAATGTCTCTACATTTTTGCTTGCCTCGTCTTGCACAGATATTTTCACAAACAGATCAAGAAGATTCATGCGTTCACCTCGCTCTCTTTGTAAATTCTGAAAATTATTCGTGACATTCCATTGATAGTATGGTATGATATCGGCAAGGAGGGATTATTTATGATAAGTTTTAACAAAGATTCTGCGTGGGACTTAAAGCCGATTCCTGTTTCCGATGTGCGTGGTGAAGTGAATGGCTTGTTGATTGACGGGGAAGAAATCGCTGCCGCATTTAAGACCGTCCGCGACCAGCTGATTTTTACTAACAAGCGAGTCATATCGGTTGATGTACAGGGGATTACAGGAAAGCGCAAGTCCTTCAGCTCTATGCCCTATTCGAAAGTGCAGTTTTTCTCCGTGCAAACCCCAGGATTTGCCGAAATCATCCCGGATAGCGAACTTGTTCTGACATTCTCCAATGGTTATGTCGCAAAGTTTGAGTTTAAGGGAGGCACAGACATCGGGAAAATCGGAAGAATGATTTCTGATTATGTCCTCAAGTAACGCATATTCGCCCGCCGCCCCTTCACGGGGCGGCTTTTTTAACTTGTAACCCGCACCGATTGACAATATCGCTGGTGATTTCTTCACAGGAGCGATTGTCTTTTTTGCTCACATCTATAATTTCAATATATCGCTTATCGATTGAAACGCCCGCGCATCGCTCGCATATTACTTTAAGCAGGTCAGCAGCATAAATTCGATATGCTTTTTCTTCTGCATCCTGCTTATACCGCGCTACACAGTATGCCAGAAATGGCTTTACTCTTTGGCTCCCCCGATATTCTCCTGCACAGAGCCGGACGGCGTTTCTTCCGTCTCGGTCTGCGCAGATGTAAAAAGGTCCGTAAAGGCCTCGTCCGTCATAAGCTCAGTAACATCAACCAGCAACTTGGCAAGCGTCAGCCCAGAGGCATATTTTTTTGCAGGCACGCCTTCCACAGCCGCCAAAATTGCGATCAGATCTTTCTTGTGTCCACGCAAAAGCAGCGGAGCAGATTTCTTAACCCTTTCCAACACAAAGTCCTTTGCATTTACGCCATCCGGGAGCTTCTGACGCTGAAACAACGCTGCGGCTTCTTTGTCCTCGGCTATGTTGGCAATAGGATCGATAATGTCTGCGATAACATCAAACACTCGCTCCCCCTTAATTTTTGACAGTTTCATGGTGTTACGCCTCCGCCGTACCGGCCTTGATGTAGATTTCAAATGGCACAGTGTCCTGCGCGCTCATGGAGTAGTGAGCGGTGTACTCAAAAGCGAACTGCCCCTTCGCCTTGTCGCTGGTCTTCAGCTGGAATCCGCCGGTGGACAGTGCGTTCATCAGGTGGATGGCGATGAAGCCGCCATTTTTATCGCCGTTCTTGTCGGAGTAGTCGCCCACCAGCCAGATGTCGGCAAAGTCAGCGTCCGACAGATCGTTCCGAGGAGTGACCTTCCCATCGCTGGTACCCACATCGGCAGCGCCGCAAAGACTCTTTGCAATCTTGGTGTCTGCGTTAATGAACGTACCCGTAATCTTCGCCTCCCAGGAATCCACCCGTTTCAGTTCCTTCATGTTTTTGGGGCAGTTGTCGATGTCCTCTCCATAGTCCTTATAGGTGGGCGTTGCGGTAAAGCTAATGCCGCCGGTCGTCGCGCCAATCTGCCCCGATTCCCCGATGGTGCCGGTTGCGGGGGTAAAATCGGTAGTCAGAATACCGGCGTTTATCTGAAGCTTCTGAAATGCATCAGAGGGAATTTTTGTGAATTTCATATTTTCTTCCTTTCATCAGTTTTGCGATAGGTATTCCACCGTGATGTTGAGATACCTTCGCTTGATGTTTTTATCGCTTTCGTCCGCGATGTTCTGACACCACGGGGAGCCACGCTTGATCCACATTGCTCCGCCGTCATAGGCGACCATACAGCCGCCCATGCCGATTGCGTCGCTGATTTCTTGTGCCTTTGCGTTGGGCATTGCTTCGCTCTCGGTGTAATACCAGAGGTTGACCGTCAGCGCGATCTCGCCGCTCTCCCATGATCCTGTGATAAGCTCATAGGTCAGCCACGGAAAGGTCGCGTCCTCCGGCACATTCGAGGTCGGATACGACGGGAGGAATTGGGAAAACCACGCATGGAGTGCCTTGTCCTTTGTCATTTCGGCAGCTCCTTTCGTTCGGCGGTGAAGAATTTCAGTGCTCGGACGGTCGCCCCCGCAGACCTTGGCGCAGCTTTTTCCTCGGGATTCGAGGTCACACGATAGGTAATCCCCGTTTCCGTATCGCGGAAATAATCGTTGTACTCGATGGGAACGCGCTGATTGACCAGTGCGGAATATACCGAGGTAACACCGTCCTTTTCCGCTTTTCGCGCCTCCATCGATGTGTCAAGAGACTGGTAATTGAGGAACTCCGCTCCCTCTTCCCACGCGGTGATGTAGCCGCCCGCTCCGTCAGGCGTGCGCTTTTTCTCCATCAAAATGCACTTGTGGGCAAAATCGTCCAGTAAACTCACGGTTCCACCCCCTTGAGCTTGCGCCAGTCATTTAACCGGCCTTTAAAAGCGCCCTGCCAGCCCGTCCCGGCGCTCGCGTCGGCATTTCCGCCGCTTGCCTTTGTGTAACTGTACCCGCCGAAGCTTTCGCTCGTGTACGGGCTTAAAACGGCTTCACCGTTCTTTTCTTCCCACGCGGCGATATCTTCGGCAAGCAAAACCACAGCCTTCGGAACAGCCAACACCCACACCGTTCCGGTAAAGGTTTCATCCGTAAGGTCAGCCGCCGGATATTGATGCAGACCGTCATTAAACACAGAGCCGCAGATGCGGAAATATTGATTGGTCAGGAGAAAGGGCAGCGCAATGCTGCCGTTCTCCACGGCGAACGTGCCCTCGTGAATCTCCACAAGGAACCAGTTGTTCAAGTGCCGTAAGACTTGTTCAAGCATTACGCTGCCCTCCTATTTAGCCCGCGTCGGCCACAGAAACGGTAGCCACGGCAATGCCGTCCAGATACTCAGCCCACAGCTTCATGCCCATGATGGCGTACATATCACCCGTGGCGCGGCTGTAATCGCCGTCAACATGGACGCCGATCAGGTTGGTCTCGCCCTTCACGGTGTAATTCAGCCCCAGCTTGGCAAAGTCGCTGTCGCTCGGGTCTACATAGTACAGGTCGATGTTCTCCACGGGCAGAGCGATCACCTTCTTGGAGGCGATGTACTTCTCGGGCAGCAGGAACAGGGTGCGGTAGCCCATGAAGTTCTCCACGTAGTTGATGCCGAACATCGTCTGCACGGTGATCTCCTTGTCGCCCAGGTAATCGTAAGCGTCGATGATGTTGGCAAAGCCCACCACCTCGGTTACGTCCTTATCCAGACCGGCAAACTTGTCCAGCACCTTGCCCTTAGCCATAGCCAGAGCACGCTGCCACGTTTTCTCGGTCACCTTCAAAGTGCCGGTACCGAGGAAGGTGTAGAAGTCGGTCAGGACTTTGTTCTGCAGGGCCACGAGGAAAGCTTCGTCGGTCTTCTCCACGGCAACGTCAGCGCCGTACTTTGCGACACTCTCGATGGTCACGCTCTTGGCGTACTTGTTAATGTCGATATCGCCGTAGGCAACAGGATCCACCTTCATCTTGGTGAAGGGGATCTCGTCACCCTCTGCCACGGTGCCGCCCTTGAGGCCACCGTCCACGCTGGCCTTGTAGGAAACCAGCTTCGTGCCAGGGGCCTTGCGAATGGGACGCATAATGCCCATGATGTTACGCAGTGCGTCCCAGTTATCGGCGAAGCGGGACACGAAATCCACCTCACGGGCGGAAGTGGTAAACTGTGCAGAAGTTGTTACGTTAGTTTTCGCAGCCATAAATAGCTCCTTTCAAAAAATCAGTTATTTTCGCTTGCCATCAGATCGGCAAGCGCTTTCTGGCGCTCCGCCGTAGACATCACATAGCGGCCTTTATCGTCCTTCTTGTAGATGTCCTCTCGGGATTTTGCGCCGCCGGTGTTTGCCGGGGGGTTGGCGGGATTCGCCCCGTGCGTCTGTGTGGTGGATACCAGCCCCTTGTAGGTGCCGTCTACGAGCGCATCAAGGCTCTTTGTGTCCTTGATCTTGTCGCCGTCCATCTCCAATGCGGCCATTTCTTCGCTGCAGCCACGCATAGCAAGGTCGAGATTCGCGCCGGTGATGTTTTTGCTCTCAAAGTAAGCCCGGACGGCCTTTTCCTTTGCCGCCTTGGTCTCCTTTGCCGTGACATTGGCCTTGAAGTCCTCAAAAGCCTTGTGCTCTTTCTCGTACTTCTCCTGATAGCCGTTGTCACCTGCCGCCTTGAGATCGTCCAATTGCTTCTGGACGCTGGGCAGCTTCTCCGCGTCCGCCTTATACTTGCTGACATCAGCTTTCAAGCCGTCCACGGTGTCGGTATGCGCCTCGATGATGGTATCAACCTGCTCATCGGTAAGCCCCATACCCTTCAAAAGTTTTCGTGTAAGTGCCATGACACTATCTCCTTTTCTTCGGTTCCGTTCCTTCGGAAACGATAGTTTTATAAAAGCCGCTGTACCTCGCGGGTTTTACTTGAAATAAAAAAGCCAACTGCTGAAAATTTTCAGAAGTTAGCTCTTATAACACAATATCCCCGTCGCCCTTGCGCCGGGTCTCCGCATCATTGCCGCGCCGTATAATGGCCTCAATGGCCTTGATGGTCTCGTTATCCATTTTTCAGCTCGCTTTCCAGAATGCCTCGATACTGTGCGGCGTGGTCGGCGGCAGCGGGTTTCAAAAACGGCTGTGCCCGGTGTCCTCCTGTCATGTGCGTTCCTTTATCGTCCTTGTAAACCCATTTTGTTGGCCTGCCGCCTGATGTGTGCCTTCCTGTCGCCAATTCAATGTACGGGGCATATTCAACATTCGTGCCTATATAAACTGCCATCTTTAAAGGATCGCTTTCTTCCGGCGCGGAGCCGGAATATTCGCCGGTCTGAACTGGCTTGTTCCCTTTTGCTTTATATGCGCTGTATGTGCTGATTGCAGCAGGCTCGCCGCTTAAAGCGTGCGTGATACTGTTTCGCAAAAGACCGGTGTCAACGGGGCACAGCTTTTTTGCATATCCCTCTGCCACCAGGCCGCACTTTTCAAGCCCGCGCAGCAGCGCCGCCTTAATCTCGGCAGAAATCTCTTTGCTGTTGTCTTGGATTTCAACGTTCATAATTTCCTCTTGACAATTTGACTTTGTTTGCATATACTATGGATGAGGAAACTCATGTTTCCGTTTTATCGAGGTAATCCTCCGCCCGTTCTGGTGGGGGGTTGCCTCATTTTTTATATCGCCGCACAAAGAGGACAGCCCCGTTATGCAGCGCAATTATATCTGCATTAAACGATTTGCTTCTTGTTGCTCTCGCATCCAATACATCAATTAGTTTTTTCTTATCAATCCCATCGGCAACATCAAAAATCACCCCGCCTTGATTCCCGTGTATCTGCTTTATCGCTTTGCGCAGAGCGCTATCTGCGGCTTTTTCTGTGGAAATCGACTTTATTTCCCATTGCTTCCCTTTCCACAGCATGTCTGGCATTTGCATACCTGGCGTCTGCGATTCTTTCAGTAGCACAATTTTCCCGCCGAACAGCTCTCTAATTTGATTTGCTACATTTATTTCTTCTTTGTGGTTTTTGGAGCGGTATCCGTTTTCGTATCGCACCTTACCCATGCGGGGCTTGGCGGAATCTATGTATTTCTTCGTAACATCCTTTGCAGATTTTTCGCTCCCCATGTGATATGGGGATAACTGTTTGCCGCTGTATCCCTGCTTCGATGCTTCCCACTGCGCATATGTCATGTCAGATATAAGCCCGTCGCGTGTCCTACGCAGCCCGTCTGATGTATCTACCCCATCCACCGCGGCAATCAGCGTACAGCGGCAGTTATATATCTCCCACGGTGGTCCTTGTGGGTCGCCGGGAAAACGGCAACCGTTAGAAAACTTCTTGTCCTGCGCCACTTGTTCGCCGTCAAGCATGGCATGAGAGTGGCGTGTACGCGAGTCCAGCGTAGCCAACCATTCTTTTTTGAGCTTAATGCCCATCTTTTCCGCTGCCTCGTAGCTGTCCATGCGTCCGGCGTTCTGCGCGCCGGTCACGGCTGTACGGGCGGTGCGGATGGCGGAATCGCGACTCATGGTGGTAATGCGCTTTTGCAGATCATCCGCCATGTGCTTGATGCTCTTTCCCTGCAAAATGGAGCTGGTGACGCTTGCCGTGATTTGCTTCTTGCCATACGCGAGGTCGATACCGCGTTTCAGTGCCCTGTCCTTTGGGTAGTACGGCATTAAGTCCGGCTTCTCTACCATAAGCCGCTTTACCGTCTGCTCGTCCCACAGGTCAAAGCCGATATTCCCAGCGACCTGTTCAATAGTGTAAGCCGCATAATTACGGTTCAGGCTGTAAATACCCGGCGTCGCATCGTTGATATAGGAAACCGCCACAGCGTTTGCGTCGGTCGCCCTCTGCGCCACCTTATCGCACATGGCCTGATAGCGTTCCCCGCGCCCGATCTGGTTGAGCCGCCATTGCTTATAGTCGGCCTCCGTCCATTCCTTGCCGTTCTGCACGGTGCCGATCAGAGCCTTCATTTCCTCGTCGCGCTTTTTGAATTGCTCAAAATATGCGTCGATGGTAGCTTGCAGTTCTTCCCCCGCCTCGCGGTATAGCGTTGCAATACGCCGCTCCAGCTTCGCAAGCTCCTTATCGGTCAGCTTGTGTCCGAGGTCACTGTTCGCCATCGCCGTTCACCTCCGGCGCATCCGGTTCCGCAAAGCTCCGGTCAATCTCTTCTGCAGCCTTCCGCTTTGCCATGTCCTCGTACTGGTCAATGTCGCCGTTGATGGTCAGCAGCTTCTTTGTGATGTATTCGTCATCGTAATACGCCGCGCCCAAAAGAATGTTCTGCGTTTCCTCGCTCTTGTTGATGATCTGATTGCGCGTGTAGCTCGGCTTGTCCTCAATGCCCGCCAGACGCAGGATTTCCACAATAAACCGCGTGACCTCAGATTCAAACTTGTCTGTTTTCAGATCCAGCGGCACATAGCTGGCCTTGATCGCAGTCGCCGTCTGGTTCCCGGCAGATACCGCCGCCGCATCAAAGCACTGAAAATCCTCGTATAGCTTTTTCTTGAGCATATCAATGGTGCTGCTGGTGCCCTCATACGGCGCCTCGATGGTCCTGCTCTCCACCTTTGCGCCATCATCGCCGTTGGCGTGGGCAACATGGGTGGTTTTCAAGCGCTCCACAAATTTCGCATCGTCAAGGTCGTCCATGCCGTTGCAGTTGGACAGGACCCAATAGATCAGATTTCCCTCGTCCACGTTGTTGACCATGTTCGAGGACGCAAGGTCGAGCGCATCAATAGTGTTGCGCTTCCCGACGATTTCGGAGAGACACCGCTTGTTGTTTTTCAGCGGGACGATGGGGAAACTCGGATAATTCCCGCCGTCGTAAATCTCTGTTTCGCCGACTTCCGCCTTGCGCTCGATCAGCTTATAGCTGCGCTTTGGCTGCATGACGGCCATATCCTCGCCGCTGGGCTGGAAATACTCGGTAAAGCCGTCGATCTCATACAGCGTCGCTCTCATAGGCTTATCCTGTGCCACCTGCCAGAACCGGATACCGGCTTTCATCGCACCGTCCTCTTCATCATAGAGGGGGACGAACTCAAGCAGGGAGAACACCCGAAGATGCGTCAGATCCCAAAAGCCGAAGGATACGCCTGCGATTTTCGCCGCCCGCGCCGCATCCATGACTTCCTGGTCGAAGTCCGGGCATAGTTTGTTTGGTGTTTCCTTCTCTGCAAAGGTCACGCCGTTACCCAGAAGATAGGAAACCTCCTGATCCACCGCCAAACCGAAGAAGCGGCTGGCCAGCTTATGGTTTGCCGTCCACATATCCGTATGGGCACGGCCCTGCATATCGTAGATAATCTTTTCATAACGGTTGATTGTCGGATTCAGGCCGTTGTAATATTCCTCAGCATCCGCCGCCGTCTTATATGCGTGGGATTCGCGGTGCTCGTTGATCGCGCTGCGGATAAACTCCATCCGCGCCTTTTCGTCCTCGCCCACCGCCACAAGGTCATTATATGTCTTAATCTCCGCTCACCCCTTATCTCAGAATGGAAACATAATCAGAGCTGTCGCGTTTGTTCCACAACCGCTTTACGATGCTGGCCGCGCTGTCCGGCGCATCATCATGCTCAACATTCTCGTTGTAATCGCAAATCTGGTCGATATACGCATCATCCGTACCGGCCACAAAAACCACGTTGCGCCATTCCGCCTTGAGATAGCTTGTGATTTTAAGGAATTTGTTCATGTTTTCGTGATAGGTAACGGCCCGTTCGCCCTTCGCGCGCAACGCCTTTGCCAGATAGCCTTTGTCGGCGTTGGTCTCGCAGTAAATCTCCCCAGCATTGAAGGATTTCCGAAGCCGAATAATTTCATCCATGCAATCGTCCACATGCTTGTGCCAAAGCCGCCCATAGAGGTAATATGTTGTTCTCTTCTTCCGGGCAATCGTAAACGCCGTGTAGTCATCGCCGCCGTATGCCGCATCGATATGGCAAATGCCCTGCTCTGCAAGGCAAGGCTCCGCGCCCATTTGCGGCGTGTCAAAGATCACATCGTCACTGGCAATATGCCGTAGCTCGTAGTTTGCCGCAAACAGGGATGACGTCATAGACGATTTAATGGCTTGCAATTCATCCCCAGAGATCAGCCCGGTTGAATAGCAATCGTGCTTCTCGATATTCGGCATCATGGAAAATGCGTCTTCCTTATGCCAGGGCGTTCCGGTATTGAAAATGCGTCCGCCACGATTGCGGATGTTTTGCAACTCCTGATAGATCGTTTTTGTATGATCCCGCTCTGCGCGGGAAATGCGGTCTTGTACATTTACAATATCGTCCGTAAATATGCGGTCAAAATGCTTGCCGGTCAAGGACCCGTTCACGCCGCACGCCACAAGCTGGCTCGTGCCCTTGTTGTCCGCTGTCAGATTCGTGGAAATCTCCGTCGCGGATACTGTTGTTAGGATCAGCGGTTTCCCGTGGATCTTCTCGCACAGTGCCTCCATGTATGGCGATAGCAGCAGATTCCGCACCTGCCGCACAACCTCTTTCACATCCGCATCCGTTTTTCGCATAAACAGCGTTTTGAGATTCGGCAGAAGGACGATGATCTCCGCCAGCGCAATCGAAACGCACGTTGTTTTATAGCTGCCACGGTGCGCCTGCAAGGTTTTGTCCTCACTCCCGCGCACCATGTCCTGTATCCATGCGTTGTGCAGCGCGCCCAGCTTATCAAACCCAACAGCATGGCCGAACGCAATGGGGTTATGTATCAGCAGTTCCGCCGCTTGTATCCGCGTCATTCTGCATCACCATCTTCTCCAGCTCGTCCAATGCAATGCCCTTTGCGTCCGTCACTGCCACGTCCACGCTGTCACGCTGCCCCAAAAACTGTTTGCCGAGGAAGATCGCCATTGTAGCGTTCTTTTCAGCCAATCGCCACTGACTTCTCCGCAGCGAAATTTTCCCCGCTCCTCGCTTTTGCCTAAATACCTCGGAAAAACTGGCGTGATAGGTGCGTTTACACCAACTATCCAATGTTTTATCGGTCACATCAAACCAGCCGCAGATTTCCTCAAGCGTGCATTGCAGGCCGCAGAGGTTCTCGAACTGCTTCTGATCTATTTCCTTTCTTGGCCTTGCCATACGCACCCTCCTTTCTCTGCTGGCGTTTAATAAACTTCTCCATGTCCCGCTTTAGGTGCGGGCTGCTTGTTTTTCCGATGATTGCCTGCGCCTCCTCAATCGTCATTCAGAAGCACCGCCTTTTCTCCGGTAAACTTTTCCCATCGATCAATAATGACGTCCGCATACTTCGGATCGTACTCCATGCAGAAAGCGTGTCTGCCATTCTGCTCCGCTGCCATGATCGTTGTGCCGGACCCAGCGAACAGGTCAAGCACATTCTCACCCGGCTTACTGGAGCACTGCATCTGGTAATCAAACAGCTTAATCGGCTTCATGGTCGGATGCTCCGCAGATTTGACAGGCTTATCAAAATTCAACACGGTTGTCTGCCTGCGGTTCTTGAAGAAATAATGCTTCTTCCCTTCCTTCCATCCGTACAGGCAAGGTTCGTGTGCTTCCTCTTCAATCTCGCTCTCACCATACAAGCAAGGCTCATGTTTCCACTGGAAATCCTGTCTCCCCATCACAAGGGAGTTCTTCACCCAGATCAGGCACTGCCGTACACGCAGCATCGCATCTCTGCACGCGCCTCGGAAGTTATACCCCTCGCTGTCTGCATGCCAGATGTAGAACGGAGCACCGGGCTTCATGACCATCGCCGCATTGGAGAAAGCATCCGTCAGGAAACGCCTGAAGGCCGTATCCTCCATATTGTCGTTCTTAATCTTCCCGGCGGTGCCCTGATAGTCCACATTGTATGGGGGGTCTGTGAGCAGCAAATCCATTTGTGCCCCCCCCACGAGCTTCTGTACGTCTGTCAAAGACGTGCTGTCTCCGCACATAAGGCGATGGTCTCCAAGCTGATACACATCGCCCAGTTTGCTCTTCGGATCTGCCGGTAAAACAGGATCGTAGTTGTCCTCTACCACTGACGTGTCGAGTTCATCACGCAGACCCCAATCAAAGTCAAAAGCAGACAAGTCAAGCCCCGGCAGCTCATCAGCCAGCAGGTCAAAGTCCCAGTCGCTCTCGTTGCTCTTGTTATCTACCAGCCGCAGAGCGTTCACCTGCTCCGGTGTCAGATCGTCCACGCAGACACAGGGCACTTCTTCCATGCCCAGCTTTTTTGCCGCCAGAGCGCGGCAGTGGCCGATTACAATCACGCCGTCGCAGTCAATCACAATCGGCTGCACAAAGCCGTACTGCTTGATGCTCTCCGCAACATTGTTGATTTGCCGTTTATCATGCTTTTTTGCGTTGGCGGCATACGGCACAATATCCGCAAGCCGCCGTTTTGTGATTTCCATGCTTTCCTCCTGTTTTGTCACCAGCCCCCACCCCTTGGCTACAGTAACAGTCTTTCCCCTCCCATGCGGCCTTCTGGAAGCTCTCAAACATGGGTTACACAGTTTGCCAGCAGGTGGCAATGTCTTTTCCACAGCTCACTTCTGAGCGGTATAGCCGCACTTCCGGGCAGGCGCTATGCCATTTGCCCACGGCAGCGGCTCTCCGCTTTTGGTGCGGCATTGCAGTCCTGCCCTGCTTTAGCGCTTCATGGAAAGTCCACGTCACTCGCTGTGGTCTCCCCTTGCGGGGCACCTATGCCGCATATTAGCCGTCTTCCCGCTTAGATTGTCACACGCTCATGCCCGCTTGAGGCCCCGCAAGCATCTCAAGCGCCGCTGTTCGGTCATGGCAAGGAGGACGCATCCTCACGCGCAGTTTTCAGCAAGCATTGTCATTTCCATGTGAGCCACGACGAACGGTCTCACAGTGTCCGGGCGCTACCCGGCCTCTTGTGCAGGCGACAGGATTCGAACCTGCGAACCCGAAATTTTACTATCGGAGCTGATTCCTCCCAGCTTCCGCCCGCATATATTTGTGCCGTGTGGGAGGTGCGACCTCCCGCCCCTGATCGTAGGGTGCAACGAGCGCACGGCATATGACAACAGCCCATAGGTTTCCCTACAGGCTGTTTGTGCCGGTATGACCTTGCGGTGCCCGAAGGTGCGCCCAATACCGGCGGCGCATAAGATGGAGGAAACGGGTTGAGTGGAAAGACGGGTGGATGGCTATGCCTTATCATCCACTGTACCTATTGTAGCACATCATTAGGTGGAATTTGGCTCATCTTTCCTATCAAAACCACAATATGTAGCGATGTCGAACAGGAATATCTCTTTCCTCCGTCGGAATGTCGCTTCGCTGATCCCCGGCACAATGATCCTGTTGCGGGAATACTTGTGCTTGCCCTGACAGTTGCGCATAATGCCCTGTGCAAGCTGCTTGCGGATGCTCTCACTCTCCAAATCCCGTCCACATCGATCTATGGCGTATTCCACTGCCCGCATTTTCTTGGTTTCCGGCCAGTTTTCTATGGCGGCAAGCTGCTCCGCCTTGCTTTCGGACGGCCTACCAATGCCTGGAGAGCGGGGCATTCCCTCCGTTGCACTGCTTCCGCCGCTCAGTATCTCGCTCCGCGCATCGTTGTATGCCTGTACTCTCCGGGGATAACCTCTGACATAGGCGATGCACTCAAGCCGCACATCATACGGCAGTTTTTGTTTTCGACTCATGCCCGCCTCCTCACTCTGCGTTGTTGATTAGTTTGTAGTCGCTCCGCAGAGCGTCCGCAATGTCTTTCTTGGTCACATAGCCGCTGTTCTTTGCATTCACCAGCTTCACAAGGCACTTTTGCAGATACTCAATGCTCATGGTGTCGTGACTGTCCGGCGTTTCCTCCAGCACATGGAATCCAAACTTTGTAAGCAGCACTTCGGATACCAAATCCATATTCTGCTTTGTCCCTATCAGCTTTCCCTGCTGGTACGCTTTCATGGGGTTGTTGGGCAGGGTTTTGCCGTCAATTCTCATTTCCGTCCCTCCTTGATCTTGTCCATCAGAAGCAGCCGCACAGCTTGGCAGAGTGCATATACAAGGCTATTCTGCCAAATGCTCCGTCGCTCCTTAATGCGGCACATACCGTTCTCGATTTCCTCCAAGGCTTCCAGCATTGCGTCTTTATTCGCCATCGGCTGCCCTCCACGGAGTGTCCACGCATTCAGGATGGGCAATCTCCATCTCGATCGCCCACAGTAGGTTCCACGCCGCAGCTACAAGGTGCGGCTCATCTACATAGCCCGCCAAATATTTTGCTGCGTGGCGAATGGCGGAATCTAACAGACTGTGGGTTGGGATTCCTTTATCGACATTATGCTCCCCGTATTTCAAAGCACCCGCCTCGCAGTGCTTCGACACTTCCATGATAGCCAACCAAGGGAGCAAATCCATCCGTCCCTTGCCCGTGTGCATATCCCGGAGTGCTCCGCTTGGAAACTTTGTTCTTTCTCCGCTGTCTTTAATCATAGTCCTTCCCTTCTCCGTAGCTGCAATAATCGTCTGGACGTTCACAGTCGAGATGGACTTCACACCATCCCGTTTTCGGCTTGTTGTATGACCGACAATCCCGGCACCGCACCACTTCCACAGCATCCACCGTGGGGCAAGCATCAACCACCCCGCTTACTTCGTCCAGTGGGCAAAGTACAGCAAACTCGTTGTCATACAGCATGTCCACCAGCTTTTCCGCCGCATCGCCGTCACCTCCGTCCATCTTTGCTCCACAGTTGGGGCAACTAATCGCTGCTCCAAAATTCTCATCGAGGTCTCTTTCGAAACTACAGCATGTACACACTGCTTTATTTCGTTTATGGTAGTATTTCCACCGTCCACGCACCACCGGGGCAGCGTCGGCGGGCGTTCCGGCCGGTATCGTCCGGATTGCGCGCTTAAAGTCCTCCTCCATGATGACGCGGCACAGTCCGAGGCCATCCGACAGGTCTTTCAGCGGTATGCGTTTAATCCACTCGACCAATTCTTCTCGTTCGATGTATTCCGCCATTTTCAGCCCTCCTCACAGTAAAATCTGGAAATGTCTTCCATACGCCACCGCTTCGTGTCCGAAATTGTGGAGCATAGATACCCACATTCCATGTGTATGGATTTCACGCCATAGACTTGCGGATTCGTGAAATGCCCGAATTGCTTTTTCATGTGTTCCTCAAACTCGTCCTTGAAGATAATAGTTAACCGCATCACTCCACCTCCAAATCCATCTTTGCCCCGCAGTTGGGGCAATAATAATAATCGCCCAAATGCCGCCTCTTGTCGTCATGATAACCGCATACGCTACATTCATCTAAACTTGTCCAGTGATATGCCAAGTCGGTATGCAACCACCGCCCATGCACCACCGGAGCCACATCAGCGGCGGGCAAATTCTCCGCATATTCCAACACCGATTCAATGCCGTTTATAAAATGCTCATTGCCGTTCTCTCTGTCGTAATGATCGCGACGGATGGGGAATTGCATCAACGCGCCTCGCTCGATGTATTCAGCCATTGTCAACCCTCCTATTCCATGCTTCGATTGCTTTTTCTTTGCTGGGCAGCCCAGATACTTTCATCTCCTTTGTGTGGAGTCCATCACCAGCCCTATATCTCCCACAACCGGCATCCCACCCAAAGTCTGCTCTATCGTAGGTATCGTACATATGGATAACGGTTGCAACTCCACCGCACTCAGGGCAGCGTTTCAATTCGGTCATCACAAAATCCTCCTGTCAAAAGTAGCGCCGTCCTACTCCTGAACCTAAAATTCGCTATTTGCGAACTCGCACGCGCCCTCCTCGTCTACACCGGGCATCGTCACGATAAACGATGCAATGGAGTAGTAATAACCGCCGTTCCCAGCGTCTGCGTTTGCGTATGCCTCGCAAATAGGGTTCATGTTGTGCATGATCGTCACCCTTGCGCGGCAGCCGTAGGTATCACTATCCTCCCATTTTTCGCATTCTATTTCCGAAACGCTGGTGATAGCGGCATCCAGCACCACATTCTTAAATACACCGGACGCATAAGCGCAACAGTCGTAGTCCGTCATTTCAATGCGGATTTTTACGCCGTTGTCCAGTTCAATGCGGTCGTCGTTCCACTTCACAATGCGCCGATAAAGCAAAAGCTGGCGCAAGGCGTCAAAAGTAATTTTTTTCATTCACATTTCCTCCACATAGCACCAGCTTTGCGGTGCTTTAGTAATCGCCGCTGGAATCATGCAATTTTCATCATAGATACAGGCTGTGCTTTCGTACCCGCTTTTGCTGCATGATTTGCATTTTTTCCAAGTGTGAAATTCTATCAGTTCCTTCGGCGTATCGTAGATTTCCAGGTTGGAGATATGCCACGCAAAGCAATTCTTCCTACCTGCGTATGTGTGGAGCTGCGCTTCTGTAAGGCACGCCTGATTGACAAGCTCCTTTTCTATACGGTGAAGTCCTCCGGTCAGCCTCTTCCAATCATCCGTGCAGACGTTATACAGTGGCGTGACACAATCACATACAAATTCTCCGATGACCTTCCCGTTACCGCATTTATCAAATGCGTTGTGGCTGTGATCATCCGCATAGGAATATCGAGAGCCTGTCCACCACTGCATTTTTGCATCCTTCGTGCAGTAGATATAGCACTTAAACGGTGTTTCCAGTTTCGGACGATTTTTACGCACCTCAATGGTTTTCTCGCCGCTGATAATCTTTTCGCACCACTTCGGGCGGATGCTCAGCATAACAGCCTTACTCATCCTTCATCGCCTCCAATGCTTTCTCCGCCTCCTCACCCCAAACACGGGCTCCCCCAGCCACTTTTCTATGCTCTCCATACAGTCGGGCAGAATGACCTCTGCACCCTGCGATCTGCCGTATGCGTCAACTCGAAATTGGAAAAAGAGTCCTGCAAGTTCGGCGTCACTCATGGCTCTAATGCGGCCTCCTCTGGTCAGGATTTTCTTTGTTGCCCCATCCACAGCACCACACAGTTCCTTACACGGCAGCAACCGCCCATCCCTGTAGGCCTCGGCTAATTTCCGTAGACGATTGATGTCAATCCCGTATGTTCTTGCTATTGCTTTAACGCATCCGGCTTCGATTTCCAGTTTAGACCTTTCGACTTCCTCCGGTCCAAGCCCCGTGTCCTCATAGGCTTTCAGCCGCTCCCACACTTGCTTTTGTGAGCAGTTCCCGCCGTGTTGGCAAGGTAGCTCCCGGCACTGCGCAATGTCGCAGAAGTTCCCATCAAATGTCAGTCTTTCCATCGTTCCACCTCACAGTCTTTTCCCGAACACCCCATTGGAGTGCGTCCTCGTGGCTATCAAAGTACAGGTCAATGCGGTTTCCGCTGATTGCTCCGCCCACATCCTGCGCTATGTAGATATGCCCATCAATCTCAACCTCCGTACCCATCGGGATAACATCCGGGTCCGTTGCGATGGTCACGCCCTGTGTGGCTTTCACTCCTGTGGCTGTATAGCCGTTTGAATACGCTCCACAGCATTTTTCACAGGGGCAGTATGCTGTCACGGTCATGGTGCTTTCGTTCGTGTAGGCGGCTTCCTGTGGCGTTTCTTGGCGGATTGCTTCCGCCACCGGAGGCAAATCAGGCTCTTGCTCCACCGCATATTCTGCTTCGGCGGCAATCAGCTCCCCCCACAATATCCCGGCGGCAATCAGCAGACCAAGGGCCGCACCTCCGGCAACTGTAAATATGCTCTTTCTGCTCATTTTCTTCCTCTCCCGTATACCATCCATTGCATAGATACCCCAAGCGCATCACAGATATGTGCCAGCACCCACACCGATGCGGTGCTGTGTCCACACTCAATATAGCTGATTGTCGATGGTGCTACACCAGATTCCAGAGCCAAATCATTCTGCGACATAAGTTCCTTCTCCCTCGCCTCCCGCAGGCGCTTCCCCATACCCGCAAAATCTGCCGTCATGTGTATCCTCCTTTCTATCATCAGGATCGTACTCTGGGCAACTTACCACCAAAAACGATGTGTATTTTTCATTTTTGGTAGGAATTGCATTCCATCCCTTTACCGGCTCAAAGCGTATAGGCCAGCCCTTTTTTGTGTAGTCTACTTCTGTCCATGAGCATTTTCCATACGCTTTTCTACAAGTCCAGCAAAGCGTTTTCCCTCCAGTGGTAATATGCTCCTTCACAAGTTTTCTCCTCCTCTTACCACTCAACCGTGACTTCACATTCATTCGGCATAAGCAGGCGTAGATTTTGCAAAACGCTTTCCCGGTCTCCCCGGATAGTGAGCCGTGCGGGCAGCAGCTCTGCACCCCTTGCGGGTGGGGCAATTTCGTCGGTCTGCTTCTCCGGCGTTTCTGCTGCCGTCACTTCGGCTGTGTGCCACTCCGATAGTTTCTTTTGCCACAAGTCAAGGTTCCGACCACCTCGCACAAACGGCACGCCCAGCTTTTCTCCATATTCTCTGATGGTGGCGCTGCAACAGCCCATCTCGTCTGCAAGGTATGTAGCTGCCCCTCCACAACTCTGCATATTCCGCAGGTATTCTCGCTGCAGATCGTCCGGCATTCCCTTGAATTCATCCAACGGCATAGGCCGCGTGATGTTGTAAGTTTTCACCGCTCCGTTCATCTCCTTTTTCTGCGCCGCAGTGAGATAGTCACTGGGCAATCTGCATTTCCCACGCTTACGGTTTACATGGGCAAACGCACCTCTTGCAACACGCTTTTTCTGCACGATGTCATAGTCAAAATCATTCATAGGCGGTTATGCTCACCTCCGTCCGTGGGGTCTCCTTGTCGTACAGCACCCGGCTTTCGTCATGACTGACGATAATGCCGCAGTGATCGTCCAGCAGCACACGCGCCTTGACCATCACATCGTCAACAGCTTCCAGAAGATTGGTTAAATCCACTCGCCGCTTGGTGGGCATATAAAACAGGCATTTAACCTCCACTGGATAATCGATCGGCTCATGCACACCAGCCTTTTTGCAGTACCACACAGCTTTTGCCTCGTAGTCGATGTACTTCTGCGACGGCATGATAAACGACTTTCCCGTCTTGCTACTGTGCATAATGCGCTGACTGTTTTTCTTCGTCACAGGTGGCAGGGGTATGGTAAAGTGCAGTTCAGCCATTTCCGCCTCCCATCTCCATCTGCCCGTCCACCTGCATAGCTCTGGCAAGGCGGCGGTATGTCCCCAGCTCGTCCAATGCCCGCTTGCGGTACATGGAAAGTAAGGCTTGCTTTTCTTCCTCCGTTTCCGCCAGCTTGTAGCCGCCGTCTTTCATGGCAACGATAGGCACACCCTGCCGCCTCTGCTCCCGTATCATCCGGCGGTTCTCTCTGTCCGGCATACCGGTCAATGCTTCAAGGTTTTTCCGGGTGTATGTAATGCCTGGGATCATGCGTAATGTGGTCATGTCAATCCTCCCCAAATCTCAGTTTCGTCACGGCGATAGGAAATTCCTCGATCTCGCTTGCCCAGCGCGCCGTACCCTTGCCGTTGTGCCGCTCAAACACCAGCGGAAAGCCGCCGATGCCGTCAAACAGGCTACCCATCGTAACAGGGCGAAGATATTGCGCACTGATACGCTTTGCCAGGAAGTCCCAGAAGGGCAGGGCGATGGAGTTGCCCAGCGCCTTATACCGTGGGCTGTCCGCAGCCTTGTGGTGCTTGCCCTTGCTGTCCATCCACTCGCCAATGTCTGTCCAGCCGTCCGGATAGCCCTGCAGCCGTTCGCACTCCATTGGGGTAAGGCGTCGCACAATCATGCCCGTTCTCACGGTGTTCTGCAAATTGTAGCTGATTCCGCCGTTTGATTTGGATTGCAAAGTCCCGTTTGTTTCGCCGCCCTCGCGGAAGTTTCGGCAGTCAACAGCGCACACAAGGTCTGTGCTATCCTTAAAGTCCCGTTGCTTGCAACTGCTTGCAACCTCTCCGGCGCGGTAATCTCCGAACCCTTGCATTTGATACGTCAGCGGCACTTGATTGCCGCCCGTTCCCATACGGGCTTGCAGGCTGGGACTGACCTCGCCGCAGTCTCGGATGACATCGCAAGCGTGGCTCATATCCAGCACGGCGCAGGGCACATGGGCGTTGGCGTTCAGCGTGTGGCAGGGCTTCCCAAAATCAGGAATACTCCCATTCTGCTTGCTGGTGATCTGCGTAGTGTCAAACGCCATGACCGCTGGCTGGTGCCCATGCTCCTGTGCTCTCAGCGTCCCGGAAACATCATGGCTCACGCCCATCACATTCCCGCCTTGATCGTTCAGGCACAGCACCGCCGGTTTATTCCCCCCACACTCCGCGTTCAGCGTAGGGGACTGTTCCTCTGCATAACCGATGCTCCGGGCCTGTTCGCTGTTGCCGAGCTTAAACCCGGCGCACATCACGCTATCCCGCGCCATGCCACCGTTTTCATTGGCGTTTAAACTATGCCATACACCATCTTGGTCATACACCCGTGTGCTTTGTGCCTCCCACGGTGTCAGGCACATCACCCCGTGGCGGTCGCCAGCGGTCAGCGTGGGTGATGGGTCGCCTTCTTTGCCGATGCCAAGACCGTTGCCGCTTCCATCGTGGTTGCGGCTCGCTCCACCTCCCTGCCATCTGGTGGCTTTGTCGTTGATGGGGATAGCCGTTGCAAATACGCCATGCGAATGTGCGGCAGAAATGGTGTTAGCTGGGTCACCCGGTTCTCCTACGCCAAATCCTGTTCCGCGCCCTAACGCTTTGCAGCGCGTAGCCACCATCAGGTTTATAGGCGTTGCTTCAAAACCGGCTCGCATCGTTCTCTTGTAAGATATCGCAAGCCTTCCTCTAATATCCGCATCATGCTTTGGAACACCAGCACCAGCTCGCAGTGTGCTTGCAACCTCTGTCAGTGCCTGCGAAGGTATTACGCAGTCTCGCTGAGTTTCCATGCAGAAAATCGTCTGGTCATTCCCTGTCCCAAGCGTCCCGCTTTTCTCCGTCTGGACTAAGGCTCCCTTTCCTCCTCCGTCACAGCCCCCCTGATCCGGACTGCATAAGAAGCACCGTTTTCAGCGTTTCCGGCAAGTCTTTCCCGCGCCGTTCCGCTCTCCGCAGGATGCCTTGACACGCTTTTGCGCTCAAAGAGTATTTCTCCTGCGGTGTCACCTCCAAAATCTGCGACAACCGAGATACGGCGGCGGCGTTGGGGGACTCCCCAGTGTTGCGCATCATGCACTCGCCAAGCCACGCTCCATCGTCCTCCCACTTCATCGTGGTAGCCCCCCCAAGTTGGCCATCCTTTTTCAGGCACTTCAATATCGGGGGCTTCCGGCTCTGCGATGCGGATGATCTCTTCGAGGACTGCCGCGAAGTCTCGCCCTTTGTTGCTGCTGAATGCTCCGGGCACATTTTCCCAGACCATAAACCGAGGTCTGACCATGTCACCTGTCCGTCCGCTCTTTCTGTCATGCTCTCTCATCTCCTTTACGATGCGGACCTGCTCCATGAACAATCCGCTCCTTGCGCCGGCCAATCCGGCGCGTTTTCCCGCAATGCTCAAATCCTGACACGGCGATCCGCCCGTGATAACATCCACGATTTCAATTTCTGCGCCGTTGATTTTCGTAATATCGCCGAGGTGCTTCATCTCCGTTCCTCCCGTTTTGTCATTGCAGCCTCCAATTCTTCTTTTTGCCGATGTTCAGCATATAATCCTTCGCCCTCTGGTTGATCCTGCTCCCGATTGCCTCGTCCCAGCTCAAAATGCGGTCAATGGTCAGCTCCGTGGAGATGATCGTGATTGCATCCGGGTTGATATACCTGGCATTCAGCAGGTCAAAGGCGATGTTTTTGTCGGCATCCGTTACGCTCCCCTTGAGAAAATCGTCGATATACAGCGCACGGACGGTTTTCAGCGGCTGCATGGCTTCGGCGTATGCTTCCGCATCGTTTACCTTTGCCTTGATTGCCGGAATATCTCCCCGCCATTGCACATACCGGACAGGGATTCCGCCGTCCATCAGCTTGGCGCAAATCGCCGTACACAGGTGTGTTTTCCCAGTGCCGGGAGAGCCGCCGATGAAAAACCACTTGCCTTTCCAGTCGGTCAAATACTTCTCCGCCGCTTGCTTTGCGGCCTGTTGCCAATACTCCTGAGTTTGGAACGACTCAAAGGTGCAGCTATCCAGCAGTCCCAGAAGTCCGGAACGCTCCATGCGAAGCCTATACCGACGAATGATCTCACATTTGCAGGTTCTACTCACCAGTTTGCCGCTTTCCGTGCGCCGGACGGTGTAGCCCAGCCCGCCGCAGATGTCACAGCCATGTTCCGACATGGTATTCTTGCTTTGTTGGCTGTTCACCGGCTTCCTCCTTTCTGCGCTTCTCCCATGTTCTGACGGCAGCCTTCCAGTCCTTCATGCGGTTTTTCCCAACCATCCATCCCTTGCTGGCGTAGAAATCGACGAACTGCTGTGCGTCAACCGCAGACCCCCGTTCGGAGATATAAGCCTGAACTTCGGCCAAAGAAGGCGGAGAGAAGCGCGCCTCGCGCGCATTATTCTCGCTTCTCGATTCTCGTATATCGATTCCCGATTCTCGATTCTCGAATACGGGAACATCTGCATTCATTTGTTTGCAAATGATTTCATCTGCTTGCGTAGGCTCTACAGGCTCAGGATATTTGCTTTCCTTTGCTCTCTGGTTCTGATACTTACCCCATGTTGGTAGGTAGAGGAAGCGCTTGCCCTGTGAAGTATAAAGGGCAACCAATCCAGCACTCGCCAGTCCATGAAGGGCGTTTTCTACAGTTTTCAGAGTAAGATTTTCTTTCAAAGGGAATAGCCTGTTTTTGATAATTGCGGCCCGTCCGTCATAGCGTCCGAAATCATCGCAAGAAACAATCAGCCGATAGAACAAGACCTCCTCGAACCACGAAAGCCCATCTATGCTGTCGCTGGTGCAGATGCTCTCGCGTATGATTCTGTTCGGCATCGGCGCACCGCCTTAAAACGGCAAATCGCCGTCGTCCTCGGAAATCTCCTCGAATGTCTGTGCGGGCTTCTGTGGTGCGCTGTCCTTGCTGCCGCAGAAATGTACCCGGTCCGCCGTCAGCTCCACCACCGTGCGCTTGTTGCCGCTGTTATCCTCGTATTCCCGGCTGGAAAGTTTGCCCTCCACGATGATCTCCTTGCCCTTAGCAAAGTGCTTGCAAATCATCTCTGCCGTGCTCTGCCATGCCACGCAGGAGAGAAACAGCTTCGTTTCTCTGTCCTTTACCTTCTCGCTCCACGCCACCCGGAAACTGCACACTGCTGTTCCGCTGTTGGTGCGGCGCAATTCGGGGTCAGGGCAAAGCCGCCCCTGCAAAATCATTCTGTTTACCATCGTTTTCCTCCTTACAAATAGTTTTTTCCAAATTCACGGCGGAAGTCATCTTCTGTCCATCTCTGTTCCTGCATGGCCTTTAACTGGCCGTATCGGCGAAGCAGACGCATTTGATTCCCGTTTCGGTGTACAGCGTTTCCACCGTTCCTGTGGCATCGTTCGCCGCAGAGATACACCACAAGGCCGTATTTCTCGCTCTTGTTTCGGTACGCACCGCCGAAGATGTGGTGCCGCTCCAGCGGGTCACTTGCGCCATTTCTGCCGCACAGGAAACACCGTCTTTCATCAGTCACCTTTATCACCTCCCAGCGGTTGAGCTTCGCCCCAGCGGGATTTTAGCGCATCCAACTCCTGCGGTGTCATAGTCTCGATTCCAGCTTCTCGGCAATCGGCAACAATCTGGTCAATCAGCCGTGACATCTGCTCTGTGTCGTAGGTGCTGGAGCCGTACCAAACCGCCACGTTCACGCAGCCAGGAATTTTGCTTGGCCCTTGTTCCGCCATCCAGCCGGTTCCTTTCGCCTCCCATCTGCGGCAGAACTCGTCCGCCGCCTTTGATACCATGCACACGACATCGCTCACACCACCGATGATCCTGATTTCTTCCAGGTACACATCATTCCTCGGAATCCCATAGTGTGCCACCAGTTTATCCAGTAAAACCCACGCATAAGCATTTGCGTCAAGGCTCCTGCCCTTGCGCTTGATCTGCACCACATACTGCTTGTCCGGCTTCATCTCGTCACAGATGGTCATTGCAGAGGCGGGGGACTGTACCCGGAGGCACAGCCACGCCCCATCGCTGTCCTGCTGCCACCGTGCGGCGGTCACATCAGCCTGCAACATTGCCCTGCTCCTTCTTCGCGGCCTTCATGCAGTCGGCGCACATCTGCGCTCCGTAGCGGCCCTTGGAGTACTTAACCATGTCCTTTACCGTCCACATTTCGCCGTTGCGCTTCTTGACGGACACAATGTCAGCTCCACATCGCTCACACACCGGAGCGGCGTTCCGCTCCTTCTCGTCCAGCTCGGCGGAGGAAATTTTGTCCGGGTCCTCGCCGGTGGGAAGCGCAAAGGTCCGCAGCCACATATACTTAAACGCATAGGTCATGGCCTTGCCGCTTCCCTTGTCTTGTGTGTCTGCGCCATCTCCGCAGGATGCAATCTCGATGTATTCCTCCGGGTTTTCCACGTTGACCATGCGGTAGATGACATCCACGTGGGTAATGTTCCCAGTTCTCCCGGCTGTCTGTGCGATGGGGTATACAACCAGTTTGTGTTTCAGCAGTTCCGCACGCATGATGGAGGTTACTTTCTCCTCGCTCAGTGCCTTGTATTTGGTGCTGCCAAACTCTACATGATCGTCCTTTGCCAAATACTGGACATCCTGCATGATTGCAGCGATTTTCTCGTAGATATTCATCATTCGGTTTTCTCCCCATCAACAACTTGTAGCGGGCAATATGCCCCGACGATTCGTGTGTCCAGCAAATACTCCCCCGTGCGGCGGCATTGATTTCGCGAATACGTCTCCAAAAGTGGGCAGAGGTTACAGCACATTTTCCCCTCTGGGAATGGGATTTCCACTGTAGCTTTTATGTACCGGAGGACGCCGTTTATCATCCCAAGCCCCCCTTATGCAAAAACTCCGAGAGATACTCACCCTCCGTCAGCTCGGAAATATAATCAAGCTGCACATCGGAGAACTTCCGTATAGCCAGCTTGAAATTTCCGATTGTTTCCAGCTCGCACTTGTGGCACATAGCAGACTTCATCGGCTTCCAGCCGTGGCAAACAGGACATTCATCCGCTTCTCCGGGGATAATCTCCTCTCCGCACTCTGGGCAAACATAAATTATGCTGTTTCCGCACTCATCGGACTTTTCCTCGATGTAATCCAACGAATGGAACGCTGCCCCACAATAATCACACAAATACATCGTCTTTCCCTCCGTTTGTGTTACTTCCCGTCCAGTTTGTCCACCAGCCGCATGAGCCAATAACTCACCGTTGCGGCTCCTATAATGACCAGCGTCAATGTGTACCCGTCCATGCTTACTCTTCCCGCTCCGCGATCCACGCATCCAGCTTCTTTTTAAAAATCTGAAATACACGGCTGCGGTCGGTACGGATGCACACGCCGAAGGGGTACACGCCCTGCTCCAGGCCGTCGGCCAGAGTGTCAGAACAAAGGCTCAAGCCTTTATCTCTAAGATACTTCGATGCCTGGTGCAGCGTCATGGTTTCGATCATTTGTCATCCTCCTTCTTCAACAGCTCGTCCACCGTGCAGCCGTACAGCTCGGCGATCTCCGGCAAGCGGCTGGCCCTCGGTGCCTGCGTGCCGGTCTCCCACATGTAAACCGCCGCATCCGTCACCTTTAGTTTCTCGATGACCTGCCGGACACTTAGCCCAGCGGCCAACCGAGCGCTGCGAAAACTCATTCTGTCACCTCCAGTTTGATTCTTGCTTAGTTTTTAAGGTTGAATACGGGTGTTACGGCATCAGGGTGGCTTTCCCTCTCCGCAATCAACAAAAACTAAGTTTTACTTGACAACTTAGCAAACTGTGGTATTATGGAAGTGCCAACAACCCTTAATATTTTCCGCAGTCCGCTAAGTGCAGGGGGCTTGGTTGTGTATTGCCTCCCGACGGTTCTAATTATAACTAATTAGAAATTATAAGTCAACCACTTTCTATTAGTTTTTATTAGTTTCGGCGAACTGCACAATATATACGAGGTACAAATGGACGCTATAGACAAAATCAACTTTTACTTGAGTAAAAAGGGCAAAAATGGAGCCGATTTAAGCCGCGCATTAGGGCTATCAAATAGCATTTATAGCCAATGGAACACGCGAAAAACTAAGCCGTCAAATGTTCGCCTTCCCGTTATTGCCGAATATCTCGGTGTCTCCGTAGAGGACATTATGCCGGACGATGTAGCCGCCCCCGCAGCTTCGGAGGGCGCAAAAAAAGCCCCCGATCCGGAGATCGAGGGCGTAATGGAAGATGAAGATTTGAAAGAAGCTGTCGAGCTTTTGAAAAAAATGGATAAGGAAACCCTGCGGATTTTTATTAAAGCCGCCCGCGGGGCTTTGGAGAATTAATTATGAGTATTTCGTGGGGTGAAATCGGCGTTTCCGCCTTTTCTGTTTTGGCATCCGCCGGAGTGTCTGTCTACATTTCTAAGCGGACAGCAAAAGCAGAAATCGAAAAGCTGAGGGCAATATGGGCGCACGAGAAAGAGGCCGCTTGCGATTCCGATTTTGATGCGATGGTTGCCGCCGTTTCCTTATATGCAAAGTATCCGTCTCCCGCAAACTTTCAGTCCGCTACCAACGCCGTCGGCATTTATCGCGCAAAAGCCACGGGAGAAGCGGCGGAAAAGGTTGACGAACTCAGCCGTTTAATCGTGAGGGAATGCCCAAATTGCGCAGCAGTATCCGACCAGCTGCAAGCCGTAATTGAGTGCAAGCGTAAAGCGTAGCTTTAAAAGGTCGCCTTGCCCTGCTCTCCCTCTTTCCAAAACATATCAAGTTCACCGGAAAAAAGATTCCTGGCAATTTTGTAAAGCTCACTGATGGCTGTTTCGCGGTCAACGCCGTCCAGCTCAAGGCCGATTTCGCGCTCGTAGCCGTTTTCTTTACTGATAGCCCAAATTTTCATTTTATCGCCTCCATAATTTTATCAAACTGATTGCGGGTCATTTTACTCGCCAAAGAAATCGCCTCAGAAAGTAACGCAATATGCTCTGCATTCTTTATTATATCACATTTATTTCCCGTTTCACAACTTACAATTTCCATTTTTATACTTTTCTGCTTCCAATCCACATTATTTCTCCTTTCGGTTTATCTACCTATAGTCAAAATATGGCATTTGTTGCATAGTTTAGGGCAACAAGGCGAAAAATTTTAGGGGAAGTGTTTTCTGTGATGATCTTATGTGATTTATCCCCACCGCCCCCGCACCGGACGGTGGG